CTGATCGGTAATAACCAAGACCTTCATAATCAATACCTGTTGTTGCTTTCGATTTTAGATTTGATTGCATTGTAGTCAGACTCGTAGTTCTCCGAGAAGAACACTTCTTCGTATCCAGTCTTCTCAATAATTTTATCCTTGATTTCCATTTGCTTTTTCTCTTTCGCAATGCGACGGAGGAAAGCATAGTAAATAACTTGGGTAAAATATGCAAAGGGATTAGATGACTTTGCTGGATCGAAATTGTCAATATATTGAAGACAGTTTTCGATACCGTCGCAGATCATGTCATCCTTGTACATGTAGTTGATGAAGTTAGGACGGTACGAAAGATGAGTTGCAATCTTTAGAAAGCACTCTCCCAAATACTCAGGTACTCTGGGTTTCTTTTGTTCGTTTTCTTTTGCTTCTTCAACACTTTTACGGTACTTCACGAGTTCAGCAAGGAACTCCTTGTTATCTAGATAGTGTTGTTTTTTTGGTTTCATAGAACTTGTTCTCTATGGGACTATCTTAACATTGTCGTCGCGTCCTGTCAACAGGGCTTGACAAGTTCCTTATTTCCCAATAGAATAACACTGTAGGGGTTCAAGAGATGTATTAGCTACTTAGAGGTATCTAAGTTCTTGTAGATGTGTTCAAGTGATTTACGAATATCTGAGATCTTTCCCTTGTGCCCCATCGTTGAGTCTAGATTGACTCTACTTTCTTTTGCTCGTTCTTCACCGCCGTCTAGTTTTGCAAGAAACATTTCATACATCATGATTACTTCTTGCGAACAACCAGCGATGCAAACTACGTCTTTTTCTCTTACGATAAAGAAGTCTTCATCTGAAAAGTTAATCCATTTATTTAGACCAACACCCTTAGACATCTTGCCTTCATCTTCTTTGATGACAACAGTAATTTCCAAAGGATCTTGAATGTAAACAAGGGTTTCGTTTGTTTCCTCTTCTACAGAGGCAAAACCTTTTCCGATAATCTCATCACCAGAGATTAACTTAACATTGAAGTAGCATTCTTCATCATGTCGTATGTAATTAATCATAGGACTCCTTGAGTTTAATTTCTACGATTTCATAGTCAAAGTTTTCTTCATTATAAATTTTGATGCGTTCATATAAATGGTTCAATGTGAAGTTGTTGAAATCTCCTGCGGAGATGTCGTCTGCAAAATCGTAAAGAACTGCTTGGTTTTTGTTTTCTCCTTTTCTAAGAATTCTTCCTATAGACTGAAGATTACGAACACGCGATTTAGAAGGTGATGCAAAGATCACATTATGAAGATTACGAATATTGATACCAGTTGAAAATGTTCCGTAGGATGCAACAATGATCGCGTTAGATTCTTTTTCGCAAATTTGTCTTGCTTGTTCTCGTTCCGCAGTGTCTACACCCCCGTGGATGAAGAACACCTTCCTAGTATCTCCTACCTTATTATTTATAAGGTCAAAAAGAACCTCACCATGACGCTCCACATAGTTGAAGAGTACCAGAGTGTTTCCATCCAGATCTACAGATAAATTTCTTATCAGTTTGTTTCTACCAGAATTAGAGATGATGTAATCAATCTCATCTTGATAAGATTCAAACCTACGTTTTTTGTGTTTTAATAGTAGAACCTTAATTTTTAATCTGCTTACATGACCTGCCTTCATCAGGTCTTTAGTTTTTGTAACTTGATTGCACTTACCAAACACACCCTCAAGAACAAGTTTGTTAGTTTCGCTGCCATCTAGAGTTCCAGTGAATCCAATTCGATATTTACAATCATGCAACTTAGTCATAATCCCTGTTAAGGATTTTGCTTTTGCTAGGTGTGCTTCATCAACAATTACAGCATCATAACCGTTGAACCACTTCTTATCTTCTTTGTAGATTGACTGCCATGTAGTAATGACTACATCCGAATCAATGCCATACTTCTCCATACCAGAATAGATCTTGTGGCAGTGCTCGGATGCTCGCCACCCATACTCTTCAAAGTCCTTATACATCTGCTCTACAAGAGATGTTGTCGGAACAATAAGAAGGATGCGTCTTCCCGCATTCACATGGTATCTGATGATGGAATAGATCATCAAAGATTTACCTGATGCCGTAGGAGACAGCAGGAGTCTGCGATTATATTTTAGTGCTTCATAGATTGCCTTGTACTGATAATCTCTGACCTTATGCGGAAGATGTAGGGACTTCACAAACCCTACAGTTGCCTCAGGCGAAATCATCTCATTGGTTTCGTGTGGATGACCATAGAACTTACAGTCTTCAAACTCGTAAGTATATCGTCTTTCATTACACCACTCTTCCAGATACTCAAGCAATCCACAGTACAGTTCACCTGTACCAGGGGAGTAGAGACGGATCTTACCATCCCAAAACTTTTTTCTATAATGAGGCATGAACTTTGCGTTCGGGACCTCAAATGTAAAATATTCTGCTAGTTCAACATTTATATGCGGTTCTGCCTCAATCTTCAAATAGACTTCGTTTTTCTTACGAATCTTCAGATCCATTCTATACTCCAGATTTGAATCTTTCCCACTCGATTGCGTTTTTGATTTGGTAGGAACGATTATTCACCATTTTCAAAATGCTTTCAAGGTACGAAAGTATTTGTTCTATGTAGTCCAGTTTGTATTGTGCTTTCTGAACATCTTCATCCGCATCAATAAACATTGTGATCTCTTCTTTAGTAGTAAGTTTTAGATCAAAAGGCATCTCTTTATAGAGTTCTTTCGGTGCCTTACCTTTGTAATACTTCCACTTATCGCGAATCAAAGACTTGAGTTTGTACTCATTCTCCTTTTTCATCATGTAGAAAGTATTGAAGAGTTCATGGTATTTCATGTGCAACTGAGGAACACGCAATGATTCCTCGCAAAGAAGATCCTGATCCATCTCAGAATCTTTCTTCCACATGGATTGAATTTCATCTAGAGTCATAATAAATTAATGTAGTTTATACGCCTGTTCCTTCTGGGAACCATTGTGCTTTAGTCAGTCTCTGTCCGTTCAAGGACCTCAATTCATACATTGAATATCTGAACGTTGCTCTAGCACGGAAGAAGTTATTGTCCGTAAGAGTTGCATCAAACTCAAGAGTTGAGAGTGAGACGGGGAACATGTCCATGAAAACGACCTGGAAGTTAGATGCCATTCCGTTTGTCAATACAGTTAGTGTACCATCACTAAACTTGTTTACCACTTGATCGCGACCAGTAGTGACTTCTTTTTCGTATTTTGCTCTCTCTGCATAATTGTCGGGAACACCAAGTGGTCTCAACCAGTTATGAAGTTCTAGATAATTTTCTAGATTTTCATCGACAAGAAACTCGATACTAAAATCTCCAAATACAAAGTTTCCATCAATAGGATACCTTTGGAATGGGGTAGGAACTTCTACCGCACCGATACTAACGTCAGGAATCTGAACTGACTGCGCCAAGAATGTTGCCTTGGGTGCTTTCTCCAAGGTGAAACTAAAACCTATCGGGGATAGATAATTGTTGTTTTGTATTTGATCCTCAAACCAGTTGGCAGCCATTTTGATCCCTGTATACGTTTACTATTTAGTGGCGTGATCGTACTCAATCACAATCTTACGATGCTCTGTCTTTTTATCCGTACAGACATAATAATGTGCTTTTCCATCCAAAAGTTCTTCAATTTTTTCTACAAGATTACTAACAATTTGTTCGTTAGTTACCTTACGCCAATCACCCTTAATCAGGGGTTCATTTTCAGTCACGTTGCCTCCAGTCATCACTACGATCTTGTTTGAACCAGTCTACAATTTCATCTGCAGATTGAAACCCCGTTTTGTAATTGGATGGATCGGGGTCTCCTAGTCCCATCCTATTCATAAAATCATCCATACTTCCTTCTTGAATATCACCTGCTGCCTGGCGTCGTGCTTTGTTTAACCAGTCTCTTGCAGTTGTATATGACTTAGCAAGTTTTTCTGCCCAAATCATATCTTCAAGTTTTACATCTTCTCCATTTACTATGCATTTACAAATAAACTCTAGTCTTAGGCGATACTTCGTTGATAGCATACACAACACCCTACCTGTAGTATTTAGACAAAAAAAGAGACCCTTTCGGGTCTCTGAGTGAATATGTGAACCAATATCACATGAGGTTTGCAACCTTGACACGTCTGTAGTAGACGTTTGCGTTTGCGGTGAGTGCGCCAGAACCCTGGGTGAGACCCTCAGCGAATGGATTTGCGACCATGCCGTAGCGGGTCTTAAAGCCAATCTTGGGCTGGAAGGTGTCAGGACCAACTGCACGAACCATCTGGAGGGGAACGTAAGGGCAGTAGAAGAGACCAGAGTCATAAGGTGAAGCACCCTTATAACCAGCAACATAGAAGTGGTCGTCAGCAACGTTTGCAGAATAAGGATCGACGTAGACCTTGATTCTACCGTTGAGAGTACCGACGAGGGTTGAGGAAGTATCATCAACACCTGTGAGACCGTTGTTGCCTGCGAGAGCGGGAGCATAGTCGAGAACGCCTGCCATGCCGAGAGCACTTGCAACATCTGCAGAACAGATGATGAAGTTGCCCTTGCCGCGACGAGTCTGTTGACCGATAGCGTTGCAATCTCTTTCGATTTGGAAGAGAAGACCCTTGAACTTCTCAACTGACCAGCGACCGTTGGAATCAACGTCAAGGTCGAATACACCAGCAGTTGCGGTGTTGTTCTGAGCACCAGGCTTAGCGACGGTGTACAGAGTACGAACGACTTCACGGTTGATCTCAGCGAGAACCTCAGTGGAGAGGATGTTCGCTAGTTCAGTCTCAGCGTCAAGACCATGGATTGCCTTGAGGTCTTGAGCGAGTTCTAGCGAGTATTCTGCCTTGAGTGCTCTTGACTTCGCGGTGACGGTGACCTTCTCGATCGAGAAGCCCATTTCACGGAAGTGGTTGCCAGCAGCATCGCCAAGTGCTTCTGCCTGAGCGGTCGTCATGCCCTGACCACCAATGGTGTAGGTGCCGCCGTCATTAAGAAGTTTGGGGTTGCTTCCAGTCATGTCGTTGGAAGCGAGGCTGTCGCCGCTGTTCTCGGAAGAATGCTCGGTGTCAACTTCGTTGTAGAATGCTTCGTTAGCAGCACTACGGGTAGTACCACGAGTAGCACGCATTGCGAAGATCAGACCAGTAGGACCAGTCATGGGTTGAACACCGCAGATGTCATAAGCGATTAGCTTAGGCATCGAGCGACGGATGAGGCTGATTAGAACGGGGTCAAAACCTGCAACAGGACCTGTTGCGGTGCTGCTGCCGCTAAAACCAGTACCACCAAGGCTATTGGTAGGTGCTGCTTCGTTGATCATACCACGCTCTTCGCGTAGGAAACGCTCTTGGTTTTCTAGCAGGACGGAAGTGACAGCTTTCTTGTAGTTATCTGCGATGGGTTCAGCATCTTGATGCTCAAGAATAGGTGCCCACTTCTCCTGGAGTTGTTCTGATAGGAACATTGATTTTTCTCCTTGAAAAGTAAACTAATAGTAAAAATTCCTAATTATTTATAATCAGGATTGTTTTGCGGACCAGCGGGAAATTGCTGCTGCATAAGCAGACATTGCGTCTCCCTGGATGGGTTCTTCGACAGGTGCGTCTTCTACGAGTGTCTGGGGTGCAGACTTCGAGAAATACGACTCTTTGAGGGTTTCGATTTTATTTCTAAAATCTTCCTCGGTTTTGAACTCAACGCCTTCGGATAGACCCTGGAGTTTATCCTTTTGCGTTTCAGCAAGTCCAACAGAAACTTC